CGCCGAGCTCATGCCCGAGGCGGGCTTCCTGGTAATCCCTCGAATGGCACAGACCTTCGCTGGGAAGTACTGGATACTGGAGCATGGGCGATCGGTCGCAAGCCAGACGACAACGACCCCGAGGGACTCCAGGGCGTCCATGGAAGCCGTGTCCTCGTCATCGTTGACGAAGCTAACGGCGTGGGCGGACAGTTGTGGGAGGCCACATCTGGACTGGTAGTCAACGAGGCGTCGCGCCGGCTGGCGATCGGCAACCCATACGAGCCCGTAGGCCCGTTCTACGAGGCCTGTCGGCTAGCGACCTGGCACGTCATCCCGATCTCGGTCTACGACACGCCGAACTTCACCGGCGAGCCTGTCCCGCAGAAGGCGCAGAGCGAACTCGTATCGCCGTTCTGGCTCGAGCAGCGGAGGGCCGATGGACTCGAAGGTACGGCCTGGTGGACCGCCAAGGTACTCGGCCAGTTCCCCGACACGGCATCCGACGGCGTCATACCGCTGGGCTTGGTCGAGCAGGCGCGCATCACCACGCCGCAGCCCGATGCCAAGGACTGGGCAGGCTTGGACGTGGCACGGTTCGGCTCCGACGATAGCGTGCTCGTGGAGGGCTCCGGTAATGTCGTCGAGCTCGTGACCATCGTCCACGGACAGGACACGATGCACGTCGCGGGGATGGGCGCCAACTTCCTGACCTCCCGTCGTGGGGTGCTCGCGATCGACGAGGGCGGCGTCGGCGGCGGCGTGTTCGACCGGATCAAGGAGCAGCGCCTCCCCGGCCAGGTCATCGCGGTCAATGCTGGGTCATCGCCCGACAACGACCCATCCGACCGCCTCGTCAACATGCGCTCCCAGCTCTGGTGGCACTGCCGCGAAGCCCTCTATCGGAACGAACTGTCCTTCGCCCGGATGCCCGAGGAGCAGTACCAGCGCCTCCGCTCCGAACTGACCGCGCCCCGATACCGCTTCTCGTCGTCGGGGAAAGTGGTCATCGAGTCGAAGGAAGAACTGACGAAGCGGGGGATCGCATCGCCGGACATGGCTGATGCGCTCAACCTCGGGATCTATGCTCGGAGCAGGATAAAGCGGCGGTCCGCATCGTTCGGAGCCGCCGCTTAGGTTCGCCCTACCAGAGCCCACCGCAGCCCTGCCTGCCATGTCACACCGGACCCGACCCCAACCTCGCCGGACTATGCCAGAACCGACCGCGGCAAGCCGCGCCTAGCCCAGCCATATCGGACCGCACCACACCTAGGCCGGTCGCACCTTGACCCTCCTGACCACATTCTCGCCGCACCCGGCCTTGCCACACCATGTCTCAGCTCGGCTTATCCCACCGAACCCCGCCTGACCAGACCATGCCAGACCGCACCACGACTAGGCAGGCCGCAGCCAACCATGCAACGCCCGACCCTACCGCGCCCTGCCATGACACGCCCTACCACACCGAACCGCACCGCTTCACGACTCGGCCAGACCTACCTCAGACGAAGTTGGAGACCGCGAACCGTCCATAGGTAGGGCGGAAATCGCCGACGCCGATGAGCCGACCGGCTGACCCGATCACCTCGAGCAGCGTCGTGCGGTCGATATATTCGGGGACGAGGACCATCAGGTCGATGGTCGCAGTCCAGCCTTCGCGGATGGCTGGACGTTCGCGGGTGATCGCGTTCCGCTGGACGAGGACGCGTCGGCGGTCGATGTAGTCGGCCTCGGGGACGCCGAGGTCGGCCAGCACGGTCAGAGCGACGAGACCTGCCTTGTAGAGGTCGAACGCCGACTTCCGAGGCGAGCGCGGATCCTGTCGGAACTTCGCCGCATAGATGATGGACTGCCGGAGGTACTCGCCAGGAAGGCCGATGTTGCCGTTGTCGCAGCGGTAGACGTACGACTCCAGATTATCGGACTTCTTGGCTCGCGAGCCCTTGGCGGCAGCGGCCTTCTCGGCGACTGCCTCGTTCGACCAGCGATGGAAGAGCAGATCCGAGCTTCCGCGGATCGTGACCGACACCGTATACGGCTCGCCGATGGCGATGGTCTCATCCGCGTCATCGCTGACCGGCTTGAGTGCTGTTGCAGTAGCCATGGAGCTACAACCTCCTGAATGGTGCCCCGGTTGCCGAACCGTGAAAACGGGGAACGCCCCGAACGCTGGTTGTAGCAACGTCCGGGGCATGAAAAACCGGCGCTACAACCACCGCTAGGCAGGATTGTAGCACCGGCACCGCCGTTCTGGCCACGAACAATCCTACACCCTCCCTGACCGTGGCTCGGCGGTCGGTTCACTTGCAAGGACTGACCGAATGGCGAGTCTCTTCGACCGGATCCTGGGACGTCCCGCGCCGCCGTCCCCGCCGCTCATGCCCATCGGAACCCGCTTCCCCATCAAGGCGGTCTACGGCGGACCGGCGTTGACCGCGTACCAGAACGACGTCCCGCTGTCGATGCTGAACCAGTCGCCCGAGGACAAGGCGCGCGCCTACCTCCGGGCGTACAAGGTCGGCTGGTTCTATAAGGCCGAGTCGAAGATCAGCCTCGACATCTCGAACCTCAAGCGAACGCTGTCCCCGGAAGACTCATCGGGCGACAATGAGACGGCAGTGCTCGAGGCCGACCTGTCGACGCCGTGGGAGCGATTGTCGCCGGAGCTCCAGTTCCTCCGCCTCATGGAGCGCCCGAACCCGACCCAGACCGGGCGCCAGCTCTTCCAGAAGACGCAGATCCGGCTCGACATGGCGGGCTGGACGTACTGGTACATGGAGAACGCCGGCCCCATCGGGTCAGGTTCCCTGCCGACCGCCATCTACGGCATCTCGCCGTCGCGCATGACGCCATCGTTCGACAAGGCGGGCACGCTGCTCGGCTGGGTCATGGACCGCAACGACCGCGGTGGTGGGGTGCCGTTCGAGCCGTATGAGATCGTCCAGTTCAGCCAGGAGAGCGCCGACGACATGGCGTACGGCGGGCAGGGCGTGGTCGAGGCCGTGCTGTCCGAACTGCCGTTGGGCGACCAGTACGCGCGCCATCAGTCCGACCTTCTCGCGACTGGCGGACGATTGGCCGGGATGCTGTGGCCCAAGGACCGGACGCTCGACGAGGACGAGTTCCAAGATGCCCAGCGCGCCTGGCGGAGCGTCGCATCCGATCCCAACGCCGCGCGCCGGCTGCTGCTCTTTCCCGAGCCGATGGAATACTCCAACGGCGCCGCCGATCCAAAGGACATCGGCATCCCCGAGCTCTCGATGCTCAACCGCGACAACATCCTGACGGCGTTCCCCATCAGCCCGTACATGCTGGGCGTGCCGATGCCGAGCGGACTGTCGGCTGGTGGCGAGGCACGACGTGAGGAGAAGCGCACCTATCACGAGGACACGCTCCATCCGCGGGTCGAGACGCTCGAGGAGACGATCCAGGTCAACGTCGTCGCCATGTACGAGGCAGTCACCGGGACGAGCCTCGACTTCGACATCGTCGAACCGAATCTCGACGACGCGACATCACTCATCAAGAAGGTCGCCGCGTTCGATGCCATGACCTCGGCCGGGTTCGACGCGAAGGACTCCATCGACCTGCTCGGCCTCGACAACATCAAGTGGGCACCGCCCGCCCCGCCGGTCGTCCCGGTTGTGAATACCACGGCGCAGGGCATGGAGCGGATCTCAACGCCCGTCCCGACCCAGATGCCGCAGATGCCTGCGATGCCCAAGGCCGCCAAGTCGGCCGTGACCGAGCGAGATGCGGTCACCGAACCCGCAACCGTTCGCTCGAAGGCGCGGCTCGACCGCTTCTTCGCCGAGCAGAAGCGCCGGGTGACCACCAAGATGCGCTCTACCCTCCCTGCCGCCAAAGCCGACCGGATGAAGGCCGAGCCGACATGGTGGGATGCCGAGGAAGAGGACCGGGAGCTCATGGCGACGATGCGCGAGATCTACGCCGACGTCGGACGTGGCGGGCTCCAAGCGGTCGCTGACAATCTCGGGCGCATCATCTTCAAGGGCGCCACGAACGCCGTCATCGCGGACCTCCTGACGGTGGGAGGTGAGCGGATCAAGGACATCAACGCCCGCACGCTCCAGGCGCTCACGGTCGAACTGGCCGAAGGCACCCGACGCGGCTACAGCATCCCGCAACTCATCGACGGTGTCCCCGATGAGGGTTACCGCGGCGTCGGGCAAGCTGGCTTGGACAACGGCGTCGAGGTGTGGTCGGACAACCGGGCCGAGACCATCGCCCGGACCGAGACGATGCTCTCCTACAACCGCGCCACCGTCACCGGATACGGCGAGTTCGGCGTCTCTACGCTCCTCGCGTACGACGGGGACCAGGACGAGGAATGCGCCGCGCGCGATGGGCAGGAGTTCTCCATCGACGAGGCGTTGGGCATCGACGATCACCCGAACGGGACGCTCGTCTGGTCGCCGGTCGTCGACAAGACCTGGCATGAGCAGCAGGACATGGGCTGGGTCGTCGAGATGGTCAAAGCGGCGCTTGCCGAACGGCCTGCTCCGGCTCCGGTCGTAGTGAACCTGCCCGAGAACCACGGCCCCGCTATCACCATCGAGCCCGCCGCTCCGTTCGTGGATGCGCTCGACGAGGTCAACGACCGTCTGACCGAGCTACAGAGGCCGAAGCGGATCATCCGCAACGAGCAGGGACGTATCACGGGAGTCGAGACGACATGAGGTTCATCCCCAAGCAACGCTCCGAATGCGTCAAGTGCGGCCGCCTGATCGTCGAGCGCCGTCGCAAGCCATGTCCGTCGTGCGGTTCGCTGAACCGCGTCATCGCAAGGGTCGCCGTGGACGAACTCCCGGTGGCCGACAAGGTGTAAGGAGACACACCGTGAAGTCACGCATCTGGCAGCCCGACCGCCACTACCCCGGAGCCATCGTCGACCTGATGCGTGGACCGAAGGTGTCCCAGCGCATCAAGATCGGCCCCAACCACGTCCACGCCGTCGTTATCCACGAGGATGGCACCTACGACGACTGCGGCGTGTCCGAGAACGTGATGACGACCGCAAATAACGGCGGCCGCGATCAGGTCGCCGCCATGCTCGGCGGTGCGCTCGGCTTCGGTGTCTCGGCCACCATCGCCACCAACTCCTCGGCCACGTCGCTGACCGCTACCGCAACGCCGTTCGTGGCATCGGCCTACATCGGCCAGATCGTGGTCGCCGAGGAGTCGACCAACGCCCCGGTCCACGGGACCATCATCAGCAACACCACGTCGGCCCTGACCATCGACGCCTGGCGCAACGGCGATGACTCGACCGGCAACACACCCGGCACCACGGCCAACTACCACATCCTCGCGGGCAACGCGCCGGCGCGGTACATCGCCCTGACCGAGAACGCGTCGGCCGCCTCGGCTGCCAGCACCTCACTGACGGGCGAGATCACGACCGGCGGCTGCGGTCGCGCCTTGGGCACCTACGCCCATACCCTCGGCGCCTCCACGCTGACGCTGACCAAGACATTCAGCGTGTCGGCCACCTTCCCGGCCATCCACCGGGCGGGCCTGTTCCAGGTCTCGACCGCGAGCTCGGCGATCCTGTCCTTCGAGACCGTGCTCAACGCCGACGCCAACGTCATCTCGGGCGACTCGCTCCAGGTGACATGGACCATCACCCTGACATGATCCTCCGGGCGGTCGTCGGAGCCGTCGTCCTTGCGACGGCTCTGACGCATCACGCTGGACCCACGACCGCGATGACCGGCGGCGAGACGTTCCAGAGCAGCATCGCCGACTGGACCGACGCGGCGGGCGTGCCGTGCTTCTCGGATGAGGACGTCTCACAGAGTGACTGGGAGGCCGACAAGTTCACCGGCACCTTCACGCCGTCAGCGGCGGGGCGGTTGTCCGGGGTGGCGCCGGTCTACCTCTGCCCGTGGAACGCCAACGCGCCGAGCGGGCCGCTCGACATGGACTTCGTCGCCCGCCTCGGCTGGCGCTCCGGTTCCGCGTCGATGACGGTCACCTACCCGGACGGCACGGTCGTCGACGCTCGATCGGATGCCGTGACCGGCCAGGTCGAGGTCTGCGTGGTCAAGGACTTCCTCGATCGCCAGCCGGGGCGCTACATCGTGACAGTCACGGCGGTCAAGGCGGGCAGTCTCGTGCTCACTCTCGATGTCGCGATGACCCGACCGCCGCTCGATACCGGAGGGCAGTTCGGCTGTGACCCGTCGTGGTGGCAATGAACGACCCCGACATCGAGTCGCTGTGGACCAACTACCGCCAGCTCGCCGGTCGCGTCCGGCTGCTGGAAAAGATGCTCGACACGAAGTCGTCGCCGTGGTGGAAGCGGCTGTGGTGGCGCATCGACGGCTACCCCGCGTGGTATCGCGTCGGGCCGCGTAGCCGGAGGCCGTGGCACTAGATGGCGACGACGATCTACCTGACCGATACGGCATCGAGTCTCGGCTTCACCGAGTCGCGCGATGCCCGTGTCAGCATCCGCGGTGCGGGTCTCAACACCGGCATCGCCAATACCACCACTTTCGCGACCAGCCTGACCAAGACGGCGGGCGGCACCATCATCACCTGGTACACGCTGCCGCTGAATGCGGTGACCATCTCGGGCACCCTCACCCTCAACGTTTGGATGAGCGAGAACAACATGTCGGCGAACGTCGATGCCGAGATCCAGATCCAGCGACGTGACGGTGCGGCCAACTTCATCTCGACGATCTTCCAGACGGCGAAGGGTGTCGAACTCCCGGTCACCACGCGCGCGGCGCAGAACTGGACCGGCACGCCCACGTCGACGACGCTGTCGGCCGGGGACCGTATCTCCTTCACGATCATCGGCGCCAGCACCCTCGGCCAGGCCAGCGGCTTCACCTTCGACGGAAGCTGGGGCGCCACGTCCGGCGGCGTCGATGGCGACACCTTCGTCACGTTCACCGAGACGATCACCGAGCAGACTGCCGCTGCCAATCCGCCCTACGTCAACCCCATGCCGCCACTCATCGCCCAGTGACCGAGGAGGTCTGACCTCGTGCAAGACACCTATACCGTCACGATGGCGAACCAGACGATCATCGCCGACTCGGAGATGATAACGATCCGTGCGGCCACGTCCTATTCGAGCCGTGGCTCGGTACTCCAGATCATCCGCATGTCGGTGACGCAATCGGGCACCTCGACCTCGCAGCAGCTCGCCGTCCGTTGGGGTCTCAAGGCCAGCGCATTCGGCACGTTCACCTCTACGACTCCTGCCCCGGTGGCGGTGGGCACGATCGCCTCGGCCATCGCGGGCTCGACATCGAACGCGGCGGCGTCATCGGGCACGGATGCCAGCGCCAACGGCGCCGGCACCTTGACCGTCCTCGGCCAGGAAGGCTTCAACAACCTGAACGGATGGCTGTGGGTGCCGGTCCCCGAGGAGCGGATCTGGCTCGGGCCGGACCTATCCTTCGTGCTCCAACTCCAAGGTACGCCGACGACCCTGACGGGCTGGAATGCCATGCTCACATTCCAAGAGATGACCTAGTGTGGCGCGCGGGCTATTCCGCCACCCGCCCCAGCCGCAGCAGCGCCTCCCAGCCCAGATCGTCTCTGGGCCACAGACGCTCACTCGCACAGCAGACGATGCGATCACCGTCTCGGAGTCCGTCGCCCGTCAAGGTACGTTCCTCCGCTCGCTAGCCGACTCGGCCGACATTGCCAACACGGTCGCACGCGCCGCAACGCTTTTCCGCACGGTCGCCGATGCCATCGGGCTATCGGATGCGGTCGTCGGCGTTCGGACTCTCCTTCGGACCGCGTCTGACTCCTTCACCGTCTCGGAGTCGGTCGCTCGTGCGCTCGTCCTCGCTCGGACCCTTGCCGACAGCCTAAGCCTCGGCAACACCGTCGCGCGGGTCGGGACATTCCTCCGAACCGCAGCCGACTCGGTCGCGTTCAGCGATGCGGTCGCAGGGCTCAAGATCCTCGGCCGGACGGCGTCTGACTCGCTGACCGTCTCGGAGTCCGTGGCGCGGGCCTTGGTGCTTGCGCGGACGACCGCGGACAGCATCGCCACGAGCGACAGCGTCGCCCGCGTCGTCACCCTGCTCCGCACAGCGACTGACGCGCTGACGATCTCCGAGAGCGTCGTCGGCCTGCGGCTCATCATCCGTTCGGCTTCGGACAGCCTCGCCACCGCCGACTCGGTGGCTCGTGCGTTGGTGCTGGCGCGGACGGTCGCGGACTCGATCACCTTCTCGGATGCCGTCGTCCGGGTCGCCACTCTCCTACGGACCGCGTCCGATGGACTGACGGTCGGCAACACCGTCGCTCGCGTCGTCACGCTGGCGCGCACGGCTTCGGACTCGGTCGGTGTATCCGACGCGGTAGCCCGCCTTGCGACGCTCCTCCGCACCGCGTCGGACGGCGTCAGTATCGCCGACTCGGTCGCTCGGGTCGTATCGCTGTTCCGGTCATCGTCGGATGGCGTCACGATCTCCGAGTCGGTCGACGCGGTCAAGACGGGCGGCGGCATCAAGTCAGCCGCCGCCGCCGACGCGCTCACCGTGTCCGATTCCGTGGCGCGGACGGCGACGCTCCTACGGACCGCGTCCGATGGACTGACGGTCTCGGAGTCGGTCAACCAGGCCATCACCTCGTTCGCGACCGCGGCTGACTCGGTCTCCGTCGGGGACGGGGTTACCCGTTCGCTCACGCTCTTCCGCACGGCGTCCGACTCCATCACTATCACCGACGCCGTCACCAAGAGCGGCGGGTCGGCATCCGGGAGCGGCTCGGGTGGCTTCGGCTATCCGGGGCTCAAGCGCCTGCCGGACCTCAAGAAGCCCATCATCCGGCGCACGCCGGACCGTCTGCCCGAGCCCGTCCGAGAGCCGGTCATCGTCTTCGCCACCCTCGCCGACCGGATCCATGTCTTCGATGACGTGGTAGCGGTCGTGGAGTTCGATGACGACGAAGTGGCCCTCGAACTCCTCCTCGTCCCCGTCTGAGGTACACCCGATGGAACCATTGAAGGCCGAACAGCTCACGAGCGCCAAGTGGCGCGTCCTCGCCATCCCATACTGGGGACCGAAGAAGGGCCGCGACACCGACGGCGAATACTTCTCGCCACGCACTGACATCAAGGCCGAGTGGTTCCGCGAGCGCCCGGTGCTCTTCCATCATGCGCAGGACCCGGTCCTCAAGGACGAGAGCCTCGGCACCGAGGACGACCTCCAGCAGGAGAAGGACGGCTGGTGGGCCACCGTCTGGCTCGACCGCTCCAACCGCTACTGGGAACGGATCAACGAGTGGCTCGCGGCGGGCAAGATGTACGGCTCGTCGGGTGCGCTCGGGCATCTGGTCAAGAAGGCGGCCGATGGGGAGATCCTTGTCTGGCCGCATATCGAGCAGACGCTCACCCTGACACCCGCCAATCCCTTCTCGCGCGTGGTCCCGACGAAAGCCGTGGACCACTTCACCTCTGCCGGTATCGCCACGGACTTCCTGGCGACACTCCCTGACCTTGGTCGTGACCTGCCCTCGGGTGGCGATGACCCGGCGATGGACCGCCTGGCGAAGGCCCGCCGCGATGTCGCAGTCGCGCTGGCCCGGAGCCAGACCATCTAATCCTCCGCGATGCTCGCTAGCGGTTCCAAGGAAAGGGAACCGATGAGTACAGAACGCGATCAGCGAGTCGCATCCATCAAGACATCGCTCGTGGAGCTCGCCACCGAACTCCGCGACAAGTCCGACCTCCCGCTCGACCGCGTCACCGCCATCGAGACGGAGATCGCGGCCAAGTCGGCCGAGCTCGACGACATCGCCGCCGAGCAGCGCCAGGACGAGGTCGAGGCCAAGCTCAGCGAGCTCGACGCCAAGATGGCGGCGTGGACCCGTCAGTCCGCGACGTCCAAGGCGTCGGCCATCCTCGCCGGCAGCCAGATGGGCTACAGCGAGCCCCAGAAGACCGTCGGGCGGTACAACGAGACGAACTTCCTGTCGGCCCTCGTCGCGGCTCCCCGCGGCGACTCGGACGCGCAGCAGTTCATCAAGGCCGTCCTCGGCACGTCGTCCGCGACCGGCACGGCGATCATCCCGAACAACTTCGTCGCGGGTCTCGTCGACCAGATCGCGGCGAACAACATCTACCGCGGCGTCTTCAACGTCGTCAACGGCGTCGTCGGTGCCGGCGTGGACATCCCGTACGAGACGACCGCCATCACGGCGGCGCTCCTCCAGGGTGCCTACGGCTCGAACAAGGACGTCCGTGACTTCAGCTTCGGCCGAGCCACGGCGACCCTCTACACCATCGCCCAGAT